AATCTATTTCCTGATGATCAGGTCACACATTTACATACATAAGGGGATCCATATATGAGAAAGACAGACAGACTGTACATGCGTTCAGCACCAGAGGCAGACAATGAATATGATCCAAGGATTATTTTACAAGTAGTGCCGCCCGATATCGAGTCTTACCTCACTGAGTTGCCTGGAGAAGAGCTGCTGAGTTGGAAAAATGTATTGTTGAAAAGATTGGATATCAAAGAAATGCTTCACCAACTGTACGAGGAAGATACACTTGAAAATACACTTGAAGACACACTTGAAAATGATCTTGAAGATGTACTTGAAGAGGATGCTGAACCTTTGGATATGAATGTTACCATATGGCAGTTAACTGACACAAAACCGCCAAACACAAAGGGGCGATCTCTTGATCCATCTCTTTTCTGTCCTCAATTAGATGCTTTCCTAATTTTTCATGATGTTAAGGAGCCTGGTCCCTTGAGAGAATGGTTGACAGCGAGCACTTACGATATCAGGCTGCGAGATCTGCATCCTTTCATCATAGGTACATATCGACGTGGAGAGAGTACGTGTCATTTTGAAAAACTTTTTGGCAATAAGGAAGGAGTATTTCTCTGGGAACTTGGAGATACGGAGCATCTGGCACATATTTATCGTGAGATTCTCGATTTCCTCTAATGAGGTGGAAAGCAAAATTGAACCACATGGCACATCCCTTCACATTCCTATTACACGTATACAAGAGGTAATTACAGTATGTTGGCATCCACAGTGAATGTCATCATGGGAGTAGTCTTCATTGTGGGTCTATTTGCAACATACATACCACAATATCACAAGATTTGTAAGAAAAAGAGCAGTCATGGTCTGAGCAATTCTTATATGATACTGGGAAATGCAGCTACATTTCTCAGTAGTGCAAATTCGCTCATTTACTACATCAATGGCTCACAACAACAGTCACAACAGTCACAATCTCCGATGGGATCAGTTTGGATTCAAGGTTGGCGACACACTCCTACGATAGGATCAGAGAAATTCCTAGGATTGGGTATCATCATTCTACAATGGGTTCTTTTCATGACAAACTATGTGATGTATGTCTGGTTTCACCCACACGTGCATCAGCCCAATCCATTTGAGAAACGAGAGCTGAGGGTGAAGCGTAATGTGATATGGGGGTTTGTCATATCCAATATGCTACTAGTAATCTTACTAGGGATCACTCTTGGGTTTCTGTCTCACTATGGGTGGCACTATGATGAAAATGGCGATACGTACCTGGCTATCTGGAGTGTATTCCTGGAAGTGCTGACGACAACATTTTTCCTATTGCACTATGTTCCTCAGATCTGGGAGACCTACCAATTGAAGGATGTGGGTAGCATCAGTCTAATCAGCCTGGGTATCATGTGTCCAGGAAGCTATGTGTGGACTGTATTCCTGGCATGTCAGAGCTATGTGACGGGCAACCCTGATGCTAGTAAGCCTCAAGTGTGGGTACCATATCTGATAGTGGCAACGATGCAATTGGTCTTGTTGATCATGGGCATGTACTATGAGAGGCGCAAGAGACCATTTCAGTATCTTGTGCACTCGGTTGATGAATCCGAGGCGGCAGTCGTATGGTGAATATTTTGTCATGTAATTATAAGTATAGTGTATAGCCATTCCACTTATATGGGAGATTCCAAGAACAAGGAGTATCCCCTAGATGAGAAATGCTTGTTTGATATCTTTGCAGACTTCGAGTATGTTCGTCCACACAAGGGGGCATTAATCTTTCCAACCACTGACACAGTCATCATGCAATATGAATCTGGTAAGGGACAGGTCTCGCCAGGGTTCTTGGTATGCTTGAAAACGGTTCCAGGACAATGTTATATCCTGGAGACAAATGGTTTCCTGCACGAGGGGAAGAAAGCGTTTATATATGCAGAGGGTAGGCGCAATCTGGATGGTGATGGTGCTGAGGTCGCCTCTGTAGGACCGACAGGACCGACAGGATCGACAGGACCGACAGGACCGACAGAACCAGTAGGCAACATGTGCAGTGAGAGACTGATTGAGAGGGATCAATGCTTTCTGAATTGCGAGACAGCTTCTTTCAAGATTCCATTTCAAGCAGTCAGTGAACATACGGTGGTAGGTGTTCTGTTTTTCTGTGATCAGATGGATTATTGTCTCTCACTCTGTCAGTTCCGTGTCTATAAATCAAGCGGTCAACAGAAGATGTCTGGATACCAGTGTGGTGACTGTGGCTATCGCTCTTATAGTGGTATGCCCCATGGTGGATATTCGATGCACAATGATGAGCGATGCCATGGTTGCAAGAAAGATTGTCACAAAGACAGTGTCATAACCACGCCTTGTTCCAAGGATTCAGATTGGTCATATTCGGATGATTCATGTGGCAACAAGAAACCTATTGGACTGGAAGGTCCCACTGGACCGGAAGGTCCGACAGGGTTACAGGGACCAGAGGGCCGTGCGGGTACCCGCACATATTGTCTTGATCTTAGTCGCCGTGGTTATGCTGGTAAGTCATTGCCGACTCTTGATTGCACAATGATGGGGGCACTGTTTCTGGAACATGGTGATGGGAAGCCAGGCTGCTGTAAACTATGGCAATGTGATGGTGCGCAGTTCCAGTGGATAACTCCAGATCCAGCTAATTATGCATTTTACAATGATGAAGGCCTGCAGATCTGGCTGGTGGAGGGTGGATCATGCACTCAACTCGTGGCAGAACTGGGTGATTTGGCGTTTGATAGTCGAACTGGGTCTGTTCTGGTTGGTAATGCAAAGGGGCAGTGGGTCGAGGGTGAATGCAATGTCAAGGGTCCTACAGGGGCAACTGGTCCCCAAGGGCTAACTGGAGAACAAGGAGAAATGGGAGTAACAGGGCCTCAGGGTTCATCTAATGGGGTAGTAACCGAGGCTTTATCGGGAAGTGATCTGGTGTTTACACTGAACGATCCAGGCAGTTTGACGAGTCATACCAATATGAGCCTGAATGGTTCATCGAGTGTGAGTGGAATGGTTCGTTGGTCCCCGGACGCATTGGACCCTCAACAGAGCTGTTTTGAAATCCAAGGGCAACTCTCAGCACTGCAATTTGCTGACATTGGCGCAGGGCAGACTGGTGATATGGTGAGCCCAGGCCAATCAGTGCGTGGAGTGATCACCATAGGGATTAGTAATCTACTGACCAACAAGGGGTTTCAGAACGGATTTGTGGGTATGGTGGGCAACAAGGCTCCTGTACTGGCACAGGTTCATCAGAGCGATGTTGATATAAACAGCGGCTTCAATGTGAACGTATTCGCAACACTGATCGATGATTCCTCGAACATTCGTTTTGTTATTGTGTTTTACAATAACAGCCAGAGTACTGTCCTGCTCTCTAGCTTTACACGCGAAATCTTTCTAAGCTTTAGCTTAACCGGCAAGGTGGTGTCCCTGTAGATTGATTACTGTACTGTCTCTATCAATCCATCAATGTGCTAATGAAAATTGATGCATATGCAATCTTGCATATGTATCAAGCAGATATATTTTTGACATTGCATACATACACATGGGAAAGAAGAGCAAGAAGCAGACTGATGTGAAGTCGTACAAGACTCCTGAACAAGAGGCCAAACGAGCACTTGTCAACATTTCCAACTATGGACTTGAGGTTTTCAGTCTGATTGTTGATCTCGATGCGAATGATTCGCATGTCCTGCCAACCTGTCTTCGTCTGATCGCTGAAAAGGCACCAGAGTGTTCGGTTCTACTGATTGCTGAAACAGCAGCCACCAAGGACCAACTGCCACTGCTTGCAATTGCAGCGCGGTCTGTAAACGATGAACTACAGCTCAAGGATTGGGTCCAGGCCGTGGTTGCCTCGATGGATGGTGTTAAAGAGGTTGGCACCATTCTAGATGAAGATGTGCACACATCTCAGCTGGTGGCGAGCGAACCTGGTGTCTCACTGCTTAAGGAGAAAGACAAGGCGCTGTCGGCCTCATTCCAGTGGCTCAAGAAGAATGGATTCAGTGCAGAATCGGAGTCTGATTCTGGAGAGGAATTCATGGCCTCGTTCCAGTTTGAGGATGAGTAAAATGTTGTCTATTGTTTGTAAGTAAGAAATGATGCGTTGCATTTGCAATGAGAACCAAAGCATCATATTGGATCATATCATATCAGTATTCACTGAACAAGCAGTCTGGCCCTAGCGGCGACGACTTCCCTTTGCATTGTTCTTTTTCTTCTGTTTTTGTTGCGACTGTTTCTGACGTTCCTGTGCCTCAAGCGCGTTCTCCTTTGCCTCGAAAGCTTCGCGCTCCTCTGGTGTCATTGCTGCGAGGAGGGCTGCACGCTTTTCGCTCGCCTTTAGTTCGCGTTGGCGCTTTTGCATCTCCATCGTAATTTTCTGTTGACGACGGTCAGCAAGTTTCTTAAGCATCGCCTTCTTGCGTCTCTCAGCATTAGAAAGGTTGGCATTCTGCATTTCATCACGCTTGCGTTCCTCGAAGTGACGGTTCTTGTCGCGGACATTGTCATGATACTTCTTCATGAGCTCGTTCAGCTGTGGCATCATGTACTCACTATCCTGGATCGCATCTGGATCAGGGTCCCATGGCAACCAGTAACCAACTGGGGCCACGAAGACGTGAACTGGTTCAACGAGCTTGCGCAACTCCTTGGCCTTGTTGTCAGCATCGCGGCGGTCATTGAACACACCGCGCACCTTAAGGCCACGAACACTGCACAGGTTGTCATGTTCAGCATCGAATTTCTTGTCTAACTCAACCGCGTTTTGTAGCTTGAAGATCTTGTACTTGTCATGAAGCTCATCATAATCCTCTGCATACAAGTGCATGCAGCGATTGGCAAATTCCTCCTCATCCGGAATTAGTTTCTTATAAGCTTCCTCAAGATGTTTCCCCACAAGACGCTCATTCTCATTGACAGATGCCTTATACTTGTCTACCTGAGGTTCGACTGTTTTGCGAAGTACGTGAGCGAGCTCCTTGACCATGTGGGTAGCCTGAGCCTTGAGAGTCTTGTTGACCTCATGGTATAGGAATTGATTGAAAAACTCCATCTCCCTCTGTTTAATCAGGGCTTCTGGGGAAACAAAACTGAGACAGACCCAATCCTGACCAGGAATGGGGGGGTCGACCTTAAGGTAATCGCGTTTTCCATCCTTCATTGGAAAATCATCCTCCTCAAAATGAGTCACACCTTTATTCTGTGGTGGTTGCATGTGTATTCAGTCTGACCCTACTTATAGATTATAGAGGTTTTGAAAATCGCTTTACAACGTATAACATATCATGGCGGGAAGCCCTTAAATTCTTTTTCTCCACAGAGAGTATAAGAATTCATTAATAAAATAAATGGATCAGGCTTACCTTATGGAACTCGTCAAGCGTGTCGTTAAATACCTCGTCGAAGGTTTCGCTGTTGCTCTTGCCGCTTATTACATCCCCCAGCGCACCATGCAACTTCAGGAGATCGCCATGATCGCTCTCACTGCTGCTGCCACTTTTGGTGTCCTTGATATGTATGCTCCAAGCATCGCTGCTGGTGCTCGCCAGGGTGCCGGTTTCGGTATTGGTGCCAACACTGTTGGTTTTGGTGTTCAGGCTTAATCAAGCAGATCAATCACAACCATATTCAAGCATTCTAAATTTGATAGCCAGACGATATAAGGACATCTGGCTATTACATATTTACAATCTGTGTTTGTGTTCATTGTTTATGGATGAATCCTCTGACACTCAACGTTATGAGGGCGGATTGCGCTCCAACAATCCATTGACTCAGGATATGTTCCCTGATCCAATGAATCTACAAATGCAAGTGATTGATTGGCACTGTGCTGATACCTGGGAACTGTCCTGCGAAAGGAATGGCGGAGATCCAGACAAGATCAGGAGTCAATATCGGTGGAAAAGGCCCGATTCCAGCCAAGGCGATTCCGATCAACCGAACGGGGGGAATGGGGATGAAGACAGTCTTGATCGCAGTGACAGTGAGAGCGACAGTGATGATAGTAGCGATAGTGGTGGTAGCGGCAGTGGCGATGAGGATGACACAAGCAGTGATGGAAGTAGCGAGAAAACTGATGAAGATGATACATACAATGAACAGTTTCTTGTCACTGCATTTGGTCTGACAGAGAAAGGTGACTCGGTCACACTCCAGATCGAGGGTTTCAAACCCTATTTTTATATCAAAGTGCCTGACAATTGGAGAAATAGTCATGTTGAAGTATTGATAGATAAGGTTAAGAAAAGGTTCTGGAAAGCAACTGCCAAGTTCGCACAGGGTCTATTTAAATGGCGACTAATTCAGGCTAAACCTTTCCGTGGATTCACTGGAAATGATTTGTTCAATTACGTGCGTCTGACCTTTCTCGATAAGGAGAGTTTCAATCAATGGGTGAGCAAGTTCCGCTATCCCCTGAAATTATGGGGTATCAATGGAGGTGAGCCCTACTCCTATGATCTATACGAGTCGAACATAAATCCAATGCTGAGATTGCTACACATTCAGGAGATCGCTCCGAGTGGTTGGATCCAGGTCCCATTTGATAAAGTCAAAGTCCTAAGGAAGGGGAATCCACTCCGTATATCCAGATCACAATTCGAAGCGAAGGCACATTATCGATCCGTAAGCCCTATAAAGGGAAAGAATGATGTTGCTCCAATGATCATTGCCTCCTATGATATAGAGGCTGATTCCAGTCATGGTGATTTCCCCATTGCACGCAAGGATTACCAAAAACTAGCACAGGATCTAGTCAATGAGTGGAACAGATTGTATGCTGCCAAAGACGAAATGGTGCGTAGTGCTCCCAGACAGGTTATCGAGAGGTGGCTCCTATTGTGCTTCAATCATCATCACTGGTCCTACAATATCAATCGCATTATCCCAGAGGATCGTAATTATATTGGATGGGAAAATGATCTGCCTGAGTTGATTGCCACAGTGATTGATGAGATATACAATATTGCACAGAGATTTTGTCAGAAAAATGTGGAATATGAGGCGTTCACACAGGACAGGAACCAGGCCCAGGCCCAGGACCGAGCCAGCGAGGATATCGAACTACAAATGTTGGAGGATCTGGAGGATCTCCAGGTTGAACTTACCGATATTTTTGAGTTTAATCTACCAGTGGTTGATCTGAACATAACTCCAAACTCTCACTATGGGCTGTTAGCAACACAGGTTCTCTCTGAGTTCAGCAAGCAATGGACCAGCAATAATCTCGCGGTGATCAGGGATCCAAAGGGTGCATTGACTTATATGATCCGTCTGGCGTTCGATGGTATATGGAATGCGCATGGCATTAGTCGGGTTTACAGCACAAAGATACCAGATAAGGAGCTTATATCCAATATGGTACCAGGTGTTGACAAGATTCTCCAAGCATGTCAGGATTGGCTACATCAGAAAGAAGTGAAGTCCAGGCGCAAAAAGCCAACAGCAAAGGGCAAGAAAAAGGAGAAGACGCCACAAGAGAATGCACTGCAGAATCGCACTCGTAATTACTATGTCGAACGCCTTAATCGCTTCCTGAAGAGGCACCTGCCTCCAGTTGATGGTGACCTATGTATCCAGATAGGTACAACGTTTCAGCGATATGGTGAGAAACATCCATACCTCAAACACATTATCACATTGGATACATGTGATCCCATCCAGAACAAAACCATCGTAAGTGACGAACATAAGGATATTACTTTTCCGGCTCGTGAACTGCTTTTAGGTCTCAAGGAGATTTATAAAGCTGTGAGTGGAGCTGGAGCAGGAGCTGGAACAGGAGCTGGAGCAGGAGCTGGCGATGGAGCTGGATTTACCTCACAGAGTGATCAGGATGCTCTGAGATTGTTGACCCAATTATCAGAAAAAGAAGGGGGGCTATCTGAAAAGGTGCTTGGTACGCTTGTCAAGGAAGAGAGGGGCATGTTGAACAATATGCTATTAACCTGGAATTGTGAACATCACCTTGCAGAGGAGGCGGGAACCACATCCGTCATTGTCGAGAGCTATGCAACTGAGGCAGAGGTTCTGCTAGCGTGGTTGCGACTGATACAGAGATCGGACCCAGATATCATCACTGGCTACAATATTTTCGGTTTCGATTTCAAGTTCATGTATGAAAGGGCACGAGCCCTTGGCATTCACAAAGAGTTTGGAGAGTTAGGTCGTATCAAAGGGGTCCGCCACAAATTGTATCGGCAAGAGCTCAGTAGCAGCGGTCTTGGTGAGAATATTTTGAACTACATCCCGATGTATGGTCGCGTTCTAATTGATATGTTCAAGGTTGTGCAGGCTAATCATAAACTCACCTCATACAAACTAGATAATGTATGTAAGAAGTTCTTATATAAGAGCAAGAATGACCTCCCTCCCAAAGATATCTTTATCTTACAGAAAGGATCCGCGGCGGATCGGCGTAGAATCGCTGAATATTGTCTGATTGATTGTGTGCTTGTTAATCGTCTGCTCACAAAGCTGGATATTATCACCAATCAGATCGGTATGAGTAATGTTTGTCAGGTTCCTTTAGTTTATCTTTTCCTCAGAGGTCAGGGCGTCAAAATCCAAAGTCTGGTTGCCATGCACTGCAGATTGGAGGGGTTCCTAATGCCTGTTCTACCCAGATCAGAGGATGAAGAGGGGTTTGAGGGTGCCATCGTATTGCCTCCCCATCCAGCGATCTATTTCGAACCAGTTGTGGTCAGTGACTTCAACAGTCTGTATCCTAGTTGTATGATCTCGGAGAATCTCTGTCACACCAGCGTGGTTCAAAAAGGAGGTAAGTATGACAATCTATCAGGTTTACAATATGTTGACATCATGTTTGATCGGTACAGGTACGAGACTGTCCCTGGTCGCAAAAAGAAAAACAAGGTCAAATGTGGTGTTGAGACGTGTCGTTTCGTACAATTACCAAATGGAGAGAAGAGCCTCCTGCCGCGCATTCTGCGCAATCTTCTGGCTGCACGCAAGAATACTAGGAAAGAGCAGAAAGCATTCGAAAAGGGTGGGTTTGAGTGGAAAGTAAAAGAGGGTCTGCAGCTTGCATACAAGATCACTGCGAATAGTTTGTATGGTCAGACTGGTGCTAGAACAAGTAAGATTTACAACAAGGTTATCGCCGCTTGTACAACTGCGACTGGTCGCAACCTGATCTATTTCACCAAGAAGTATTTCGAAACACACTATGATGGTGCAGTTACTGTTTACGGAGACACTGACTCAGTATTTGTCAAGTTTGTTTGCAAAGATCTGTGGGGTAGAAAGCTTTATGGATTAGATGCGATTTATAAATCAATCGAATTGAACATTGAAGGTTCCCTGGCAGTAAGTAGGTATTTAAAACCCCCACATAACCTCGAGTTTGAGAAAGCAATCTGGCCATTCATCCTGCAGAAGAAAAAGCGCTATCATGGTCACTACTATACTGTTTATGGTAGCCCCAAGTTCTATGCCAATAGCATGGGTATCGAGCTCAAGAGACGCGACAATGCTCCGATCGTCAAAAAGGTTCTTGGTGACACCATTGACATTATCATGATAGAGCATGACATTCTGAAAGCAATGAACCTGGCGCGAAAAATGGCATGCGATTTGTTGAATGGTGAGTTCGGACTGGAGGACTTTATTATTACCAAGAGTCTCAAGAGTTACTATAAAAATCCGATGCAGATGGCACACAATGTGTTAGCGATGCGTATTGCCAAGAGAGACCCAGGAAACAAGCCACAAGCGAACGATCGCATTCCATATGCGTATATTAAAATGCCAAAGGTGCCCAAAGGAACCAAGATATTACAAGGCAATCGTATTGAAACACCCCAATTCATTCGTGACAACGATCTGGGACTCGATTATAAGTTCTATCTGGAGAAGCAGATCATCAAGCCAGTGAGTCGCATTTTCGCTCTTGTAACAGATGACTTAGCGAGTCTCTTTTTTGATGCTATCCGCGATTATGACTATCGCATCAATGGTGTACAAAAAATCCTCTCATTCGAGGGTTATGAGGTCGCCTCCCTAGATAGGACAGCATATGCCAATCTCAACAATAGTATCCTCCAAAAAGTAGAGGATGAAAGCAGTGATGAGAGCAACGATGATGAAAGTGAGGAAGAGTGATGATCACAGATCCAATTATATTTTATATATATATATATATAGCACACATCACACAGAGACATGCTACCATACTGGAATATGGTAGGCGGCGGTAACTGCACACTTTGCAGGTCACCTGGTACCAACAAGAGTACATGTCCACTTAACCCCAAAGCAAAGAGACCTAATCCAGCTAAGCACCCATTAGTAGGATCAGTACCAGGACCAGTACCAACCCCTGCACCTCCCAAGACGACACCTAAGCGTATCCCTGTGCCAGTCCCTCCCAAGACAACACCTAAGCGCATTCCCAGCTCTAAGCTCCCTAAATCCGCTCCAAAGCCAGCGGCGACTAAGGCGACTAAGGCATCCGTGTCCCGCGACTTCAAAGCGGATATTGAAAAGATCTTGCTGCAGGTCGCTCCAACAGTTGAGCTCAACGAAAGTGCAGTCGGGGCACTAAACTTTATTCTGAACGGGATCAACAACCAGATTCTTGCTCAAGGCATTGACAGCTATATTCAAGGCATGGGAGACCTTGGCAAATACATAAAGGTAGAGATCCAGAGAGCGACTGACCGCCCAGAGAATGTTGTTTTCTCATACAACAAGAATGCTGGAGCAGATGAGTTGAAGCGTACAGCTGCTCTCGAGTACATCACGGCCGAACTCTTGGAACTAACGGCGAATGTTGCACTTGACAATGACAGACATTGGGCCACCTCGGCTGATGTTGCTGATGCGATTGCAGGCGACGAAGAGTTCTCAAAAGTACTTCCGTCACTTATTGACAGTCTGGAGTACGTACTCATCCGTAAACTCCTTCTGAACAGCGATTATGAAATCGAAAAGCTTCTGGATTGGTTGAATGAAGATGTGATTGGTAGCCGAAAACCAGTCACCCTTAATACGGGTATATATGTCCATGCAGATGATGATACTTTTCCTGATGCCAAATGGCTCACCGATGCAAAAGCATATGATATTGATCTTCTGGTATTTGAGCCAAAACGGGGCAAGGCAATCACTGTCGACGATGTCATGATGGCTCTCAAACGTTTCGAAGCTCCATTTAGTCCCAATCGTGGCTATTTTTATGAGGGCTTAGACAAGGGAGGAAATCTGAACTGGGGTTCGTAATGGCCATGTTTTACTTGTTTACATCAGTGTATTTTGCAGATCCTGCAGAGTGGCGGAGGGTGACAGTATTTCTTTTTTTCCAATCATTTCCAACAGCTTTCTCGCTCATGATGTAGATGTCTCCATGATTCAAACTGAGCGTAAGAGTCTTTCCAAAACTCTTACTCTTGTACCACCACCTGTAACACAGGGGCAATGTTGCGCCTATTCTCAGGCCGATTACCTTCACTCGTTCGGTGTCACCATGCCAGCCAATTCCGGTCTTGGTAGGATCATAGTATAGGTTACCTTCGCAGATGAGGTTCGATGCCTTGGGTCCAACCAGATTACTGATGGTTGTGTGTGCTCCTGCAAGCTTGGGTACGCTGTTCCAACCGATGACCGTCCCTTGTTTGTTCGCATAGTCAGCTGAGCTCGCCTGCACATCATAAATCAGATTTCTGCGCGCGTGCTTGTTCAGCACCTTCTTGCGTCTGGAATCCCAATACTTACTATCCCAGGACAGGGCATTCTGTTCTGTGAATATATCATCTGCAGCTTTTGTATCCAAAAATCCGGAAATGACTGCCAGATACGCATCTTCTGGTGGTGGTGCTCCGGCAGGCAGCCCTGAGCCTCCTGATCCAGCAGCATAGAGACTGTTCAGGTGATGTATCTGACACCTAACGCCGGACAGAGAAGCACATTGAGATTGGATTCTTTGCATATCTTGTAAAGTGAATCCCTGGCCAGCTTGGGCTCGGGTCCCAACTGTTGCCATGCCAACATGATTCTCTCCTGAATCGCCCATTGTGAAAGTCATTGTGCACGAGTATCTGGAGTATCTGGACTGGAGCGATGGCACAGGAATTCGTGGCACAGGAAGTACAACTGGTGGAACAGAAGGAATCTGTGCCGCTGGCACAGGAACCTGAACAGAAGGAATCTTACTGGTCATTGATATTTTGGTATATGGAGTGGAAAATCCAGAGATCATATCATTTTTTCAGGCGCATTGGTTCACGAAATATAATATTCGGTATTGTACAGCATGACAACAACCAGGGCCACAGCCAAGGGTAGGTTAGCCCTGGGGAAGCCCAAAATAGCGAATGGGAGGCGCAAAATAGGTTCCACGCGACCTAAACTCAAGCCCGAGTCTGAATCTAAAAGGAAGTCTAAAACAGAGCCTGTGCCATCATCTAAGACTGAGCCCAACAAGCCCCGAACCATAATGACTATCACGACAAGGTCAGTACCGTCAGTACCAAAGGGTAAACAGAAAAGATTTTACTTGCTAGACAAGTGTTACTACTCCCACCTCGATTTTCCGACATATCAGAAAAAAGTCAATGAGCTTGGTTGGTATCAGACTACAGATGTAAAAAAAGCAGATAT